GTTAGGTAGATTAATTGTACGATCAGCAGTAGGATCTATTATAGTAAGTGTAGTTTCATGTGCATCAGCAGTAGCACCTTCAAACACGATTGCATTCTCTGCATTCATTGTAACAGTATCTACAATTGTCTGTGTACCAGTAACTGTAAGATTACCTGCAACAGTTAAGTTATCGCCTATGGTTACTTCAGATGTACCATGTCCTATTGTTACAGCAGTACCAGATATGCCAGTACCGATAGATACAGACTCACTACTATTAGCTGTATCAACAATAAGATACGCATCTGATCCCTGTTTAATTGTAAATGCAGTAGCTGAGTTATCTGATACAGCTACATTAATATCTGTACCATCAGCAGAGATAGAGTCAACAGCAATATCACCTACATTAGTTATGTTACCATCACCTACACTAATTGCAGTAGCACTAAGAGTTCCAGCTAATGCAGTGTTAGCTCCAGTAAATGTAGCAGCAGTAGTAGAGCCAGATTTAATTATTAAGTTACCAGAGTTATTTGTTAATGCACCATACTGTGTGCCATCATCTTTTAGTAATACATCAGCACCGTCTGCATCTAGTATAATATCACCAGCAGCATCTATTGTCATGTCACCAGAAGATAGTGCTATAGTTGTACCATCTATATTAAAGTTATCTACATCAATACCAGCATCAGCAGTAATCTTACCAGTAGAAGTAAGTGTTCCACCTACGGCTGTATTACCACTAATATCTGCTGTACCATTTATATCTATTGCAGTAGCTGTAAGGTCAATCTCATCTGTAGCTCCAAGAGAAAGAACAGTAGCACTAGAGCCGTGAATAAATTGTGAAGCATCATTAAACTGTATCTTATTAGTAGAATTAAGAAGTATTCCAGTATCAGCAACATGGGTAAGAGTAACATCTTGGTCATCTCCCAAATTAATTACAGCACCGTCTGCAAGAAATAAATCACTAAACTCTAATGATGATGTACCTAATGCAGCACCATCAGAAGCATCAGGAACAAATGCAGTTGTGGCAGTTATTGTAGTTCCTTGTACTGTACTAGATCCAGTAAGCGCACCAGTAACACCTAACGTACCAGCTACAGTAGCATCTTCCATTCTTGTAGTACCTGCTGAATATATATCTTTAAATTTTAATGAAGCAGTTCCTAAATCTATATCATTAGTGGTTACAGGAACAATAGCACCATCTTGAAGTCTAAACTGCTGTACAGAAGAAGAACTAACTTGCACATAAAATTCTAAATGGTCATTAGATGTATCTATAAGAACTTTGTTATTCTGATCAGCATCAGCTATTCTATCTATTGGTGGTCCTTCTGCTGTTGTACCATCATGTGAGTGACCTGTAGAATTATTAAAAGCTGATAAAAGTTGGTTAAGTTCTGCATTAAGTGGTGCTGCTGATATAACCTCACCACTAACTATTTGTGCTGCTGATTGTCTAGTATATCCTGCCATTATCTGTATCCTGCATCTTGATATGTTATTGAGAAACCTGCTATACTATAGGGAGACTGAGTTCCTGTTGATGTTATAACTAGAGAGATCGCCCTACCCGATCCTTGTATATTTGATTCTAAAACTGGACTAGTAGATCCATCATACCTAAACGTAGCATCAAAAGTACTTCCTGTTGTTGTATATCTAGCTAGTGATCCTGCTGTTGTTAATGAGTATGTTGTTGGATCTGGAACATTTGGATCATCCCAATCATACGCTATACCTAAGTTGATTGTAGATTCTCCTTCTGGTCTGGTAAACAAAGTTATATGTTGAAATATTTTTCTTTTTTCTGTTGAGTCAAAGTATAAGAAAGGGGTTGCATAAACTGCCGTAACATCAGCAGTATCAAAAGTACTACCAGATTCTTGTTGATATATCTCACCATTTAGATCCCCATGTAATACAACTTCAACATCATTGATTAAACCACTGGTAGCTACGAAAGCTCTTATACCTAGTAATTCACCAAACTCCCAACCTACCCTTCTATCTGCAAATCTAAGTCCACCTATAATACCTGCTGTATCTGAAGCTGCTGTAGTTGTTTTAGGAAAGAAGTAACGAAACTGAGACTTATTTCTAATAACTACAGAAGACATATTATTTAAATTATGTGTACTAGGTAGAGCCTGTAATAATTGTTGAACAGGTTTAGAGATAGTTTCAAGCTCAACGTCACCAATTCTAGCAGTACCTTGAATAGGACGTATACCATCTGATGCTAGAAATAATACGTCACCACCTAATTCAATAATACTGTCAGTAGCAATACATCCAATATTATCTGTTACTTCTGAAAGAATGTAATCTGCTTTTACTGATCCTGTTAATTTTTTTATTTTAGTTTTACCAAATATGTATAGTGCATCTCTAAACTTTGCTAGTCCAGTAATATTAAATCCGACATTAATGTTACCTGATCCACCGCTATTAGTAAATGCATCGTCATCGTTAGGTTCACTAAATAGTAATATGTTTGGACCTAATCCTGTCGTAGGAAATCCAGCATAGAACTGATGATTTTTAAAATCAGTAGTAAAAGAAGCACCTGTAGGATTGTAATCTCCTCCTGTTGGATGAACCGTAAATGTTGATCCACTTAACTTACTAGGACTATTAGCACCATCACATATTATAACTGCTTCAGTACCTGTAAAAGAATTTGTATTATGTCTTAGTTTATCTACATCAACAGATGATATGTTTGATACTACTGTTGTCCATCCTGTAGATGTATATTTCCATACACTGTAAAACTTACTATAGTTTGCTGTTACTGAAGACCCACCTCCACCACTAACTGTAGAAGTAGCAGCGGATGTAAAGGTAACGGTATAACTATTTGCATCAGGAACTGTAACAACTTGCATCTCTACAGAGTTAGGAGTAAGACCCCCTATTGCATCACTACCAGAAAAAGTTACAAAGTTTCCTACAACTAATCCGTGTGAAGTATGTGCGACTGTTATGGTAGCACTTGTATTTGATACACTAAAAGGATTAGACCCTAGTGTCTGAGTTCCATTGTTTGCTGTAAATGTTACTGAACTACCTCCACCAGTAGCACCAGAACTAGCATTAGATGTAAAGGCAACTGTATAACTATTAGAATTAACTACAGAAGCAATGACCATTTCTACTGAGTTTGGTGTTATACCTCCAACAGCAGATGATCCTGCGTATGTTACTCTGTCTCCTACCGACAAACCGTGACTACTGTGTGTTACTGTTATTGTAGGACTACCACTAGTAACAACAAAAGGATTAGTGCCTAATGATCCTGTAGTATCTTTTAAATTTCTTCTGACTGCATACGGTACACCATCTAATATCCATATGCCTATTACTTTACCTGAACCAGCAACAGTACCATAAGTTGAATCATAGTCTGCATAACCATTAATTCTTCTATAACCACCAAACTGTGATATTTCCATATTTAACATACGAACTGCTGATCCTGGATTAGATCCAGCAAGAGCTAAAGCATCCTCGTTTGTGAATAAACCACCACGAGATAATACCGTTACGTCCTTTAACGCATCAGCCATTATAGATTACCATGTGGAACTGCTAGAAGTCTCCCTACTCTCGTATCTCTTACATCAGTAAATCTGTTAATTAATAATGTACGCATACGATCTATACCCTCTTCAAACTTCTGTTTGGTTATAGCTGCCTGTTGTGAGTTATCTCTAAACATATAAGTATGATACAATGCTCCGTCTATAACAACGTGTTTAAACTGATCGGGAACAGTCATAGTATCTGTAGCACTAGACAAATCAGAGGAGTACGCAAAGTAGTTATAATTTACTGTATATGCTACATCAGGTATGGGAGTAAATCCAGCTTTGTTAGATAAGGTTCTATATACATATACAGGTGTTGTATATTCTTCTGATGTTGCATTACCATCTCTTTGATAAAATCTACTTAGAAATGTATCATAGTTTATTAGTTTTAGTATTTTAGCATCAGCATTAATACTATCGTCTTTAGCAATACGGAAGCTATCCCAATCTGCTATTTTAAAATCAGTAGCAAGACTATACTCTGCTGTACCTGCAACTAATGTTATAGAAGCAGAATTAAAATTAAAAGGAAACTCAAATTCTTTTTGGGATATTTCTTGTAAGGAAGCATTTACTGCATCTTTAACTTGAGCGCGAAATCCTGTAGCAGTTGGAAAATCAGTTGCATTTAACTCAACTTCATTCAAACGTCTAAGTGTATCATTAACTAATGTTAAGAATGTTGTAGCCATATCTCGCCCAAATTAAAGAAGGGGGTAGCCCTAACTAAAGAAACTACCCCACAGTACTTTATGCTAACGCATCTCTCGCAGCGGAGGATGCTTCTGCTCCAGCTTCATTGCAATCAATGAGTGTAGCATATACACGCAACCTACCTGTAGCAGGTGCTGCTCCAGCAATTGTACAATCAATCGTGTCTGTAGCAGACGTAAATTGAGTGTAAGTTGAAGCACCAGAACCAACAACTGTGTTAGTCTGACCGTTAGTACCTGCTGCACAAAAACCAGCAGAGGTAATATCAGCACCATCAATCATGTCATCACCACCTGCAAAGTCCATATCTAGAGTGCAACTTGAAGTGAATGCTTTCATAACTTCTGCACCAGCGTTAAGTATGAGTACTCCTGCTGGTATTTCTAGAAGTTGAAAGACATCACCGTTTGCACCAGAATATCCTTTTGCAACCATGTCATCAATATCAAGGTAAGCCTCAACATTGTACATGAAATGGTGGGTGTTTTGACCTGGAAGAAGCGCAACGCTATCTGCTCCTACACCTGTAGTAGAGGAGCTTGTCATATCATAAGTAGCCATGATCTATTCTCCTTAACCTGCTATGTTGTAGTGAGCGCGAACAAGTGCTTCAGGACGAAGAACTTTGCGACCATACAGATGCATACCACGAACGATGTCAGCAAAGCTGTCATTGTCACGATAAGATTCAACCTTTTCAATCTGCGAAGCAGTTGCAACAGCAGAGTCATGACCAGCAACGATAGCACCATAATGGGAGCTTGAACCGTTAGTATCAATGGTAGCTGGACCTGTTCCTATTGAAGGAAGGTTGTTTGACATATAAACTCTGAAACCACGAATCAATCCAGAGATAATTCTACCATTGCGTAGAATATCAGTATTTCCTGAAGAGAAATCGTTATTCAATAGTTTAGAGTTTTCGTCATTAAGCTGTTCAGCGAATACTGGATCGACAACAACCCAACGTCCATCACGGTCAACATTTTGCTGATCGAGTAAACGAGCCATACGGTTTAACACTTCCAAAGGAGTTGCTTCACCAGTAGATCCGTCTGGATGCGTTGCAATTGAGTCGGTAGCAGCACCACCAGAAACAAAGCTGTCACGAGCGATTAACATAGATGCTAATAGACCGTTGGCTGCTGCTCCTGCAATAGGATCAGTACCTGATTTATCAGCAGCTACTCGTGCGGTTCCAGCATTAGCACTAAGCGTAGCTTGTTTGAAACCTGTCAAGTAACCTAGAACTTCTTGGTCAAACTGGTCTTTCAAGCGATATCCTGCTCGATCAGTTGCCATTGATTCAAAGTTCACATGAGAGTGAGCTTCTTCTATGTCATCGATCTTAAATGCAAAGTAGTTAGCTTTGTCGATAACGAGTGAGAAATCATCGTCTTCAAGATCTTGTGGAGTTACTTGAGTTCCACGAGCATACTCTTTGACTGTGATTTCTGGTTCTTTGATGATACGCACTGTATCACCGAAATTTGCAATTTCACCAAAGTAATCACTGTTGGTGATGTCCTCGCATATACTGTTCTTACGGAATGCCGACTGAACCTTCTTACTGTAAATTACAGGTGAGAAGTTGCCATTCGACAGGTTTCCATAACCAGCAGCTGTCTTAAAAGCCATTAATTATCTCCTATGTTGGCTATAAATAAGTTCAGGGGCATTTATTCTTGGGTATCCAAAAAGGGGGCCAATTCAAAATGGTGTACCTTTTACTTATGGGTAGTGAGAGTTTATTTAGTTGTCCTAATAAAAGGGGTAAATAAACCCTATTAAGTGATGACGTATTATATCATATTGAAAAATACTTGTCAAGTAAAAAATTACCTAGCAGCACCACTTTCGTCATAATCAAAGTTTCCTGAAGATATAGCTTCCTGTATTTCATCTGAGAACTTCTCCCATTGTTGTCCAGAAAGTTTTCTTACTTTAGATTCAGACCACTTTGTTTTACTATTACCAGTAGGTTCTGATGTTTTCCTACGAGTATTAACTGTTCTAGCTGCTTCTTTAGGGTTAGATTCACCTCTATCGTTAGCAGTTTCTAATTTATATAATGTGATCGCTTTAGCAGCAGCTTCAGGATCATCATCGTTTTCATAGAGAGCCTGTTGTATCATTTTGGGTTGTTTCTCAGCCCACTCATGAAATTCTGTACTAGATCTAAGTTCATCATAATCTGGATGTATCTTGCTTAGTTTAGTTTCAGCAGCTTCTCTATTTACTTTTTGTTCTTTTTGAGCTATGTAAGATAACTTTTCTTCTATATCCTTAGTGCTTTCTCTAGCTTTCTTAGTAGCAATAGTTTCTACTACTTTAGCTACATCAGGATATTTATTAGCCCAATCTTCTATTTCTTCATCAGTTTTAGGGAGCCTTACCTGAGTCTTAGTAAGTTGAGATAGCTGATCTCTAACAGCCATAACTTCTTTTCTATGTTCATCTTCTTTCTTTTGTAGATGTCTTCTAAGATCTCCATAACGCTTTTTAAACGTCTTTTCTTCTGGATGTTCAGGTTCTGCTTCTACCTCTTCCTCTGATCCTGCTCGTTGTTTTTCTAATTCTTCTATTTCTCTTTCATCGTCTTCTATTGTATTTTTACGATATTTCATCGTAGTTACTCGTGTTGGTTCTACAGTCATGTCTGACATTTTTTACTCTCCTCATTGGGGCTATTAGTGGCTCTACCTTATTGTAGAGGGTAACAGGTAGCCATACAAAAATAGTATTGTTTATCCTGATGCGTAATCGTCTGTAAGTCTTTCTATTTGTGCTTCTGTTAAATTAACTTTCATTTGTTTATCTATAGGTTGACCTGATCTATCTCCTTTAATATATACAGCGTTTTGAGGATCAGTTGACTCACCACGTTCATTTGTAAAATTACTAATTGCAGAAGCTAATTCAGATCCTTGTTCTATATCATAAGAACCATCATCATATTGTTTAAGACTTCCTCTAAACTTATCCCTCATCTGTTCTTGATTACCTAAATCTAATCCACCTATAATGTCTAAAAAGTTTTGTCCTTGTTTTCCGCTATAAAAACCTTGTTGTGGTGCAGGTTCTGGAGGAGACATCATACCTCCTTCAGGCATATCAGGCATAGGATCAGCTTCACCTTGACCTCCTCCACCTTCTACAGGCATTGTAGTAAATATATCTTCTTCATCTGGTTTACTAAAGAAAGACTCAAAACCTTCTGTTCCTCTTCTATCTCCTTCTTCTTGACCAAACATTTGATAATGTTGTTTGGCTACATCGTCATAAGTAAGACCTTCTTCATTAGCTACTCTTTCTTGTGCGTTTTTAAATACATCTTTATTCTTAGTAAGGTAATCTAATGATTCATCACTAATATTAGGTTGTGTTTCTAATATTTTAGCTGCATCATAATATCCTTCTGGTCCTGCAATTACACTTGGATTACCTTCTTCATTTACAAGATCAGGAAGTCTTTCTTGAGCTAAAAACAAACCATCACCCATTCTATCTTCATTTTTACCAAACTCTTTAAAATGTTTTAAAGCATCAGCATTTACTTTTGCACCGTCAACATTTTCTCCTGCATCTCCTAATATACTTTGTGCTACATCAAAGTTATTAGACAAATAATCAAGTGTAGGTTGATTAATCCCTTCTATGTTAGTAACTAACGATTGTCTTAATTGTTCAGCATTAGGACGCATTACTATACCGCCTGAACTAACTGTACCACCCTGATTAAGATGTACTGGAGTTCTCATTAGTCCACCTTGTGCAGCAGTAGCTACAGCATAAGCAGGTTTACCTTGTAGTGGGTTAGGTCTGCTATTACGCTCTTTAATATACTTATCAATAAATCCTACACCAGCTACATAAGTTTTATCTTCTTTTTCTGGGCTTAGTTCTTTTTTAATTTCTTTAGATAGTTCTTTATGTTCATTTTCATCTTGTGATGATCCTCCTGGATCTCCTGGACCTGCGTCATCTGGTTCTGCCCCAGTGTCATCTGCCCCAGACCCATCTCCACCTACGCCATCAAACACTGGAATACCTTCTGGACTTAGCATTTGCTCACCGTTCTCATCTAATCCTCTACCTGCTTCTTGTAGGGCTTTGATCTCATCTTCTTTTAAATAAGTCATTAAATGAGGTACACCATTAAACTCTTGAGCTACTGGAGCATTCATCATAGGTGCTTCTGGCATTGGTTCAGCTTCTTGAGGAGCCATTTCATCAGCTAACTCAGGAGGCATAGCCATTTTAGGTTCTTCAGATGGCATCTCTTCCATCATCATATCTTCCATTTGCATAGGCATACCACCTTCTTGCATAGCCATTCTAAGACTTCCGTCTGGTCCTATAACCATACCACCTTCAGCCATTACTGGTTTATTCTCTGGATTAAGTATAGGGGAGCTAACTGGACTGTCTTTATCAGTCATACCACCTTCTGCCATTTGAGTCATCATAGGATCTACCTTTTCTATTTGTACTGTTTCTATTATTGCTACTTTATCGTCAGATTTTTCTTTCTGATCTTTTTGAGGTCTACCTTCCTCATCTACGTCTACTATAAGTCCTTCATCCTCCATACAAGCTAGACCATGTTTAGCCTCTTGCATCATTGCTCGTATTTTATCTAGCCCAACATATCTTACGACATCTGCTGGTATTACAAATTCTCCCTCAGAGATCATTGCAGGTATATCGTCTGCTACTTCTGATGGTGTTGAACCTACTGGTGGATCGTTTTTCATAGCTATGGGTACTTTCTATCTGCTGCTGTTTTAACTTCTATCTGCATATCTCTTAACTTTCTTAACATATGCAGTTTACCTTGAGCTTTCCACATTTGCACTTCATTCTCTCCTTGCTCAAACTCTCTAATTGTATCATTAATCTTACTGTCTATATACTCCTGAAATAAATCATTGAAGTCTGGTTGGTTGACCAGCGGGAGGAGTGTTCGGGCGAGGTTGTGGTGCATTAGCGGCTCCTTGTTGTGGTGCAGGTCTACGTTGTTGTTGTCCAGCATTAGCTCCACCACCTGTTGGGAAACCTTGCTGTCCTGGTCCTGGAGCAGTACCTACACCTATATTACCTCCTCCACCTCCAGTAGGATCATTTGGATTAGCTCCTGCTGGTGGACCTTCTGGTTGTGACTGTTGTTGCATCTGTTGCATTAGTACTGCCTGACGCATTGCTTCTTCTGGATTGTTTGTAATCTTATCTACATCTAGATCCATTGTTCTACCGATCTCCCTCATGATATATGGGAACTTGGCAAATGGGGCGAGGACAGGATTACTTGCAATTTGTAAGAATGTTATTAGACGTTGTGATCTAACTTCATTCTTCATAAAGCTCTCTGTACCTCTAGCCCTAACTTCTAAATCACCTTTGATCTCTGAGTCAAAGTCAAACTGCATATTAAATGCAAATAGTGCTTCACCCATAGGACGTAACATATAGTCATCTATATTCTTAATAACTGTACGAATAGAACTGGTGGCTGCTCCCATTAGCATTGAGATACCTGATGCGGTCCTACCAGTACCTTGAACACCTGTTTGCCCATATGAGTAAGAAGGTAATCCAGTTGACTCATCAGCTAATACCCTAGCCTTGTCAAACAACTGCATATTCTCATTACTTACATTAGGAAACTTAGTACCAAAGATAGCTTGTCCTGGTGCGCCACCTTGTCTCCTGAAGATTTTTCCTGGATATACTGTCAAGTCTTGGCCTGGAACTAGGTTAGACTCATCTACTTCTATAAGTAAGTTACCAGACAATACCGCATTATCAACAGCAAGACGCATAAAGCCATTCATCAATGTTTGAGTATCATCCATGTTCTCAGCTAAACCAATACCAAAGAAACTATATGGGTTAATCTCGTATGGTGCGGAACAGTACGGAATACGCTTGGGTGTAAATGGATTTATTACTAATCGTAGTATTTCATCATTACATACCCAACAGTTGATCTGTATCTCTTCTTTCTTTCTTAGTTCCTTTGGTAGTTTGATACCTGCTTCTTTAGCTATCTCAGTATCTACTGTACCCCAGAACTCTACAACTTCAAATCTTTCTACTCCACCGTAGGAATCACCACCATCAGAGTCTATGCCATAGCTATCTGACTCTATGTCATCTTCCCACCACTCACGAGTATAACTCTCACCATACTCTATGGCTCGTTCTATTGCTTTTGTTCTAAAAAATGGACGCTTCTTTAATGCTCTAACCTGAGATCGTGTCATACGATGACGCTCAATAACATACATAGAGTCTTCCATGTTAAGAGCATCAGGATCTGGGTAGAAGTTCCATATAGACGTATACTCTACTTTAGGTATAGTCTTAACTAATGGTTCATAGTCACCTTCATCACTCCAGTTAGGATATTCTTTGTTAAAGGCAAACGGACCCTTCATTATGCCTGTACCAAACAGGACACATTCAAATGCAGAAAACCTAAGATGCTTGGTAGCAGCTGACTCTTCTAGCTGATCTCTAATCTTCTTCTCCATTTTCTTAGCAGCAATCATAGCTGGTTCAAATGTAATAGATGATTGAGTTTGACCCACACCTTTTTCTAGGTTTTCTATGTCTTTTAATTTGTTTTCTAGTGGACCCAACTTGGCTAATAATGTATCAGCAGTATCACCAGCATTAAAGTCTTTACCATCACCATTAAATCCATATACTAATGGAAGATCAGGCATTTCTGGCTCTTCTTCCATACCAGTAGGTTTTTTAGGATCTATGTGGGCAGCATCAACTACACCCTCTGGTAATGTAGTAGGTTCTACACCAATTGGAAATCTATTTTGGCTAAACAATACGTCACATAGTTGACTAAACGCTGCCAGTACTTTTGTTTTAGTTACCTTAATAAAGACACGAGACTTCTCAGCATCTGTAAACTTAACATCAGGACCATAGATACCTCTATAGTTTCTATAAGATTGTAACCACCGTGTTTCATCTGTATATCTTGCAGTCTTAGCAGTCGTAAATTTTTTATCTATATAACTTATAAGATCATCGTATTCAGTAGATTGATTAGAATCTTCTAGTGCAGTATTCTCATCAGTATCTAAAAAATCATCAGCCATTTAGTATCCAAACATATTATCAGAAGGTTTCCAGCGTTGTTTAGGAATATTTTCCCATGCTGTAGTCTTATTTATTGGTCTTGACATTACCATATACCTTAGTGCGTCATATAGATGGTCTTCAGATTTTGTATCTACATCTTCTGGATTACGTCTATCTAACGGTAGTGCAGGTAGCTGACTTATTAAGTTACGGCAACTATCCATTATAATTAATTTAGGTTCTTCTGTATCTTCATCTAACTGTAGACGCTTGTGCATCTCTATCTTACCTGCTACCCTAGATCCTGGAGATCTGTCAGAAGGTCTAAACCTACATCCTTCTCTATTCATTGCTTCTGCAATAGATGGACCTACATCACCTCGCTTGGCCCAACAGGAACTGTCTAGTACAGCATCATATATTCTACCATCACCCTCTTCAGCAACTAGT